GCTGACAATTGATGTTGCATTTGTCGTCGTTAACGATGTGCTTGAATTCTCGCCATAGATAGCGGCGACGTTAACTATATTTGGGTTTGCCACGATTTACTCCTTATAGACCGAAGATGAGTGCAAAGGCGATGCTCTGGCCTTTTGACACGCCGCTAGAGGGGGTAGACCAGGACAATGTACCTGATCCGTTGGTTGTTAAAACTTGATTTGAGGTTCCGTCTGTGCCAGGCAGCGTCCAAGTGACGTTTGAGGCCACGGTCGTTGGAGCTTGGAAGGCTAGCCAATTGCTGTTATCTGAGTCCCCAAGCCGAAGATCCCCTTGGCTACCAATCTGGAAGTTTGTGCCGTCATAGGTTAGGTTGGCACTGTCGGTCAGGTTGCCGCTAGCTCCTGCGTAGGTTACCCGACCAGAAGTCAAGGAAGAATCAGCAAATCCAGCGACCGTCAGAGTCGTTCCATCAAACGTCATGTTTGCGGAGCCGTGCAGATTTCCGTTGTCATTGAACTGAACTTGAGTGTTTGACCCGCCTGCGGAAGCACCGATCCGAACAAAGTCTGATCCGTTCCAGGCTACAAGCGCCTTATCTCCGGTAGTAATTGTTACCCCGGTCGTGGCTGAAGCCTTGAAGACAATTGAAGAATTGGACTGGTTAACAACGATATATGCCTTGGATTGAGCCGGTGCAATGACGTTACGGCTTACCCCTGGAGATCCAGTCGGAATGATGATTGCGCATCGAGCCTGGTTAGTTGCACCAGACCCTGTGGTCGATAGCGTCCAGTCCCCGCCTGCCACAGACTGGGTTGCAGTCGCCGCAATTGCGTCTTCAACCAGCTCAGTAATGCTGTCGTTAACTGTCGTACCCCAGGTGCCGTCTAACTCACCGGTTACCGGGAGGGCGAATCCTAATAGGGAGGTATATGAAGTTGCCATGATTAGTCCTTATGCTGCCTCTAAGATTTCCGTCCAGTTTGGATTCTGAGCGTCATCAATTTGTGTCCATTTAAAGAATGTTACCGTTCCTACTGCCCCTGTGCCAGACACTCCAGTGACCGGCTCTACATCATCAATTTCTATGTTTACATTGCTTACCGAGGCATTACCCTGCACACCTGTTGGCGTAATAATCTCGCCAACAAAAACACTTACTGTTCCTACCGCTCCCGTTCCGGCCACGCCGGTTACGGCTACATCTTCGTTATAGACCAGAGTTACAGTTCCAACAGCTCCGTTGCCCTGAACCCCTGAAATAACAAAGATACCTACCGTTCCTACTGCACCTGTACCGCTTACCCCTGTTGGAATTACCGCATCATTAACAGCTATTCCAACAGTTCCTACAGATCCAGTTCCTACGACTCCAGTAACATTTACTACCTTACCTACCGAGAACCCAACTGTTCCTACATTACCAGTGCCTTCAACTCCGTTCGGGATGACAATGTCATCAACCTGAACAACAAAACCTCCAATAAGGCCGGTTCCTTCTACACCGTTTGGAACGTACTGCTTGCTAAGTGAGAACGCTACGTCCCCAATCGCTCCGGTTCCCGCTACTCCAGTAACCGCAACTACCTCGCTTACAGCTATTACAACCGTTCCAACTGCACCGGTTCCTTCTACACCTACCGGGATCTCAGTGTTATCGACCCGGACTGCTACGGTGCCTACTGCCCCGGTTCCCTGAACTCCAGTAACTGTGACGTTACTGTTGATCAGTATTGCTACGGTACCTACTGCTCCGGTACCGCTTACTCCATCAACTACATAGGCTGGAGATACCCCGCTCCAGGCGTTGTACCCCCAAGCCCCTTCGCCCCAACCTTGGTTCCAAGTTGTAGCGGCCACATTTTCTTCCTATTAGGCGATTCTGATGATCGCGGTTGCCGCAGCTGCTGCTGGGAACTGGATCTGGAAGTCGCCAGAGGAAACCTGCTGATCACCACCAAAGCTCAGAACTGCGCAAGCTGGGTTACCGGCAGCGGTGTCGTTATAGATAATCCCGCCGCAGGTTGTAAACGTAGCCGATGTCCAAGTGGTGTTATCAAAGTCACAGACTGCGGTTGTGCCATCAGCAACCGGGGTTACTGAAACCAGAGTATTGCCGCCTGTGGTGTAACCATTGCCGTTAGCTAACTCATCTGTTGAAAGATTGTCATAGCTTGTAGTAGCTGCGCCGTAGGTACCCGACCCAGCGGCGGTGGCCTTCATCAGGGCCAGTTTAAACGTGTTGCCAGTTGAGGCGGTGAAGTTGTGAACCGCTTTAAGAATCTCCACCTTGAAAGAGGTGGGCATTGCGGTGGTAACTGAAATAGCCATCTTATTTCTCCAAAAGTTTTGTTAATTCAGGATGTCCCGCATTGCGGAGACGGTTAGTAATCGTGGTGTGGTTTGATCTGACACACTGGTTGCCGTAGCTCACCAGCACCATACGAATGTGTTCACGGAACGCCTCGGCCTGCTGCCGGATCACCGGGTCGGCTGAGGAGCTGATAGAAATAATCCGGTCAAGGGCGTTTTCAGCTAACTCTTCCGGAGTAAACCCCCGGCCAGAGACTCCCATAGCCTTGATATCTCCTAAAAGTGCGCCGCCAGAAGCTGAGAGCATCATGCCACCTGTACCCTAACTTGCCCATCGCGGTAGGCATCTTGACGCAGTTTGCCGTCTGCCATGTTCTTGAGCAGGGCAATCGACTGGATATAACGCTCTTCGTACAGCTTGACCAAGTCTGGCTCTCCCTTCATAAACGTGATCGCTTCCACCATCGCCGCATTAAATAGCGCCGAATCAAAGTTTGTGCCAAGCCACGTAGTACCCGCCGTAACAATGCTCTCAGGATAATAGCCATAGTGCAGCTCGATGGTGTACGTCAGGTTTGGCGTTGGGCCAAGGATGAACGAGTTCTGGTCAAAGTACGCATAGTGCGTGGGCTTGCCAGAGGTTGCCGGGAAGGGAAACGCCTGGCGGATGTAGTTAACATCTTTGTTAAGTAGGTACTCATAGCCACCCGTGGTTGGGTCAATCACCGCCATCGAGTACGTATACAAGAAGTCTGACGGCATGGCCAGATACTTGTTGTTGATCGTAGTCGTGCCGGTCACGTTTTTACGCAGGGCAGGCGGTTGGCAGGAGTTATAGATCTTCTGCTCGGCCAGCTTGGTAAACGTGGCGTACTCATCGTCTGTGAAAGTGTTTTCACAGTAGTCAGCGATATTGGCTTTGAGCTGGGTGTAGTTCATTTAGCCCATCTTTGTGGAATGTTTGGTTGCCTTGGTCGATGCGCCAGTACCACGGGTCTTCTGAGTCTGGGTGCTAGGCATATCGTTGGGGTAACCGTTTTGACTCTCCGGGCCGACGTAATCCTTTGGCTGGGTGTACTTGCCAATAGGATCTTTGGTCTCAGCCGGGAAGTAATTGAATTTATCTGTATCCATGTTAGATCCCCGACTTAGGTACTTTACGAACGGGAGACAGTTGGTTAGCCACCTTGGCCATACCACGCCCCATCTTTTTCATATCAAGGTTAGTCTTGCCGCCAGCGCGATAGCCCTTGCCGTGCATCCGCTTTTCATGGGCTTTGACTTCCGCCTTGGCCACCTTCTTCATCATTTTGTCCATTTACTGCTCCTACGTAATGTTGATCGTAACCTGACCTACTCCACCAAATCCAACCACCTGACCTATTGCAAAAGTATCTCCAGGTTCGATTGGCCCAATCTGCAGCTGTATCGTCAAAGACCGGCTCTCTGGGTAGCCTGGGAAGTCTGGCCTTGGATTCCGCAACGCTTGGGGGTCATCGACCGGATACATTCCAAGCTGTAGCTGCGGCTGATCCGGGTTCCAACACTCCGGGCAAGCCAAGATATTTACGTTCTTTGTCTTAATTACGAGCTGTGATAACTCCTTTAGTTTGTACCTAAATCCACAGATATCGCACTCCGATATCGCCCACTTACCACTTGCAAACCTGTTACCCATATCACGATGCCGATCCTATGAAGTACTGGCGCGGCACAAACCGGTCTGCTGCTTTCTCTCGATCCTCACCCGCTGCCAACTGCCAAGCCTCGTCATAAGAGGCTTTTAACATAGGCAAACGCTCTGTCCCTTCCGGTATTTTCATCGCAATGTAGTACGCAAGTCCAGCAACAAAACAGTTAAGGAATCGCCACGGGATATCAAAGGTATCCACCCCGTTACCGGCGTCCTGAATCCGTCTCATCCTCCAGTAGACAAACTGGTAATAAGGAGAGCCTTGGGTTCCCTGATCCGGAGTGGGCCACAACGTAACTCTGGGAT